TGCTGAAATTACGTTGGTGATAGACATGATTTAAGCACCTCCTAAGGCTTCTACGAACACGTTGGCATATCGTGCCACTTTGTCGTCCATGCGCTCGTTACCGCCCCACGTCTTGGCGCTGTCGCCGTTTACGATGTTCCGTGCGGCCTTGAAGTCGGCTGCGGATCGGATCATAGCAAAGCTACGCCCACGCCGGAACATACCATCGCGCATACCCAAGAACAGAATATCCAGAGAGATGTCCCACTCTAGGGCCAAGTCTGGGTTCTTAGCAAGCGGCTTATTCAACAGCTTGTCGAACTTGAGGTAGTTATCGAACCAAGTGATCTGGATAAGTCCACGACCATAGTAAGACTGATTGTACGGCCCAGAAGGCAGCGAATAGTTGGTACGGATGATACCCTTGGAAAAGATAGACGTAACTGCACGCTTAGCTTCTGCATCGGTGTAGTCAGGTCCATAACGACGAGCGCCCTCGCGGATGGGTTGCATCCAGTTGGCAGTCTCGTGCTTGGTAGTCGCCAGTGCGTATGCTAGGTGAAGTACATTGTAACCCCACTTCTCACCGTACTCTACGATCTTGGTCATGCCCTCGACTTGACCCTGTGTTAGACGGCCCCCGAAAAGGGGCCGCACTGTATCAAAGAAATGTTTATCTGCTGGCATTATTCAGCCTCCGGCTTCACCTCAGGCTCGACAGGCTTGATACCTGCAACGACCCGAACACGCTCCGCAGCCAATTCGTACTCTCGTGCTTTAGCCTCTGCTTCTTCCTTGCGCTTCTCAGCGACACGAAGTCGAGCAGCTACACTGTTGTCCTTAGAGACCTTACGCTTTGAAACGTCCGCCGCGTACCGGGCCTTAGCATGTGCAACCATCAACTCAACTGTTGCAAGGAAGTTGCGCATCTTAGTCTCGTCACCGCGAATGCGTTGAATAGTCTTCAAACCACCATCACGCAGTGGGCCATTGATACCCTGTGGGTCCGAAGGCCACTTTAGGGCGAGAGGGTTCTTAGTAACTTTTGTTTTGTCAGCCATTGCTGTTCTCCTTAATATTTGCGTCGTACACGGGATATAGCAGTCCTGCCATGTCCCACGCCGAGTTTCGCAAGAGTGTGGGCTGGTATCTTAGTACCATCACCCAACGGGTTCCTCATACGCTCAGCCCACGCTTTTTTGCGCTGCTGGTTTACAACTTTGAGACTATCTTGTGCAAGGGCTTCAACCCAGTGCCTAACTGACCCTGCTAGTGCGTCTAGTCGGTCATCATGTCTCAAACTGTCTTTGTCCCGTGTGATACGAGACAGTTGGTAGAACAGGCTGTAAGAAGCCCGCTTCTCTAATGGATAGTTCTGGCAAAGGTTCCAGTCGTGTTCTAGCAAGTCTTCATCGAAGACAAGACGACCACTACCGATTACAGGTTCCAGAATGTCGATGATGCGTAGTTCTTTCTGTCCAGTTTCCCAGACATCTTCCACTTCGCACTTATGACGGCGCAGCAGATTAGGTTTCCATACGCTAGCCAGCGCACCGTTACCGTAGTTCTGCTCGATGTCGATCTTGTTTGGCTTCCACTTGGATGCTACCTCGGTGAGTGCATCTAAGCTTTCCTCGTCCAGACCACCGGGAACAAACCCGAAGTCAACAACGAATACACGTCCAGCAAGGAACTTAGTGACTACGTAAGCAGTTTCGTCACCGTTCTTACCACCACCCGCAGGGTCAACATACATGTGACAGCCTTTGAATGATACATGCTCACGACCAAACTCTGCTGCTCGGTAGTAGGCATCATTGACTGGCCAGTCTGGCGGTACTGTCAACTGCGTGTGAGTGCTTCTCTGAACGTAGATTTCTAGTGGTGCCGTAGCCTCACTGATCTGCATAAAGATAAGCTTCTCTGGTTTCAATGGGAATCGGTCTGCGTCAGAAAGTCGAGTGTCCAACATGTGCTGCAACTGGAAGTATGCTGCACCTTGGTCGATCTCTTTCTTAACTAGGACTTCCTCTGGTAGAAGTACCGGGTCAACTGCTTTACCGCGATCACCTGTAGGTCCGCCACCCGATCTTAGGGTAGGGTCCGCTTCCATCCGCTTGCGAATAGTGGGCGATAGGAATGCACCGTAGTTAGCTTCTTCCTCGACAGTCGGGTAACGACCCGGCCATACGCGGATAGCGTAACCACGACTAAACAAGCCGTTGTAAATACTGTCGATACTCTGAGGTGTTCCAAGATAGATGATGTCACCACGAGAACAAATGGATGCAAAGTCACGGGTTAGGTGACGCAACCGCTCACGCTGGTGCTCTGTCTGGCTGTTCTTAGAACTCTCGATGTCATCTGCGATGAGAATGTCTGCCCGCTTACCCTGCATGTTAGATGTGATACCCACACATGCGATACTCGGTGACTTCTCTGGGCCTTTGAGTTCGTAGTGAACGTCATAGGCTTCTACACTTTCTCGGTCTCCGGCACTGCGGTCAGGGCGCAAGCATTCTAGCACGTCCATTCCGTTAATGATCTGGATAGCCATCGTCCCACCAGCCGATACAATCAAGATACGGTTAGTAGGGTCATGAATTAGTCTCCATACAGCATATGCTGCTGTGATGGTTGTTTTAGCTTGACCACGTTGGGCTTGGATCATGCGCTCGGTTGGCCCGAACTCAAGAAACTCTGCAATGTCCAATTGAATGTCACTGCATTCGAAACCCATCAAGCCCGTCATCACGTCATAGATGAAAGGCTTGAAGTTAGGGTATTCGGCTCTCAACAAGTCAAGCTCGGCCCAGCGTTCACCGGGTCCGAACTCGCGTGTCTTGCGTCCCATTAGCTCTCCTTAACCAGTGGTACAACTGCCAGATTAACTCCGGCCTTTAACCGCTTGGCGCGGGATTCTGCTAGACGACGCTCTGTGTCATTTAGCTTGTCAACGTCTTCACTGTCCATACCGATATCGTTGTCCTTCAAGAACTTCGAAATAGCACCCAGCATAGCAGGGTTAGGTTCCTGCATCTCTATGAGGGTGTTCAGCATCTCAGCTTCGATCTCATCTGCGGGGATATCATCCAGTGCAGACATGTTACGTTCATACTTCTCTAGCACCTTGGTGAACACCCGCGCTAACGCAGAGTGTAGACCACCAAGGGACTTTTCATTTGCGGCTCCTTTTGCCATGTATCTCTCCTTACAATAATGTGAGAAGTGCAGGCACTCCCCACTTGACTATTGCAAGTAATACGGGAGCGCCGATAGTCACGGCGACAGTAGCGTAAGCCAACACCCGTGTGTTAAACTTCTCTGCTGCCGTGAGGCGATCTTTCACTTCTTCGATTTCTTCACGTACTTCTTCGCGCAACTTTGAAGTTGCAGACCTGTTGTCTTGCCGTGTTGGTCTTGATTTTCCATTACACTGCATAAACTCCTGTAACATAGATGTCTGCACCGTTCAAGTCGTCGCAGTCCACAATACGGTTAGACCCGTTGTCGGTTTGCTCACGAAGTGTAAGGTCGCCGGACGTACCGAGTCGCGCTGTGACGTTTACTGTACCGGAACCCAGAACATGGTCCGAAGTTAGGCAAGTAAACATTGCGTCTTGAACAGCAAGGTCCGAAAAGTTATCGGAACCACTCAAACTAAAGTAAGCATTACTTGCTGCTAGTCCGGTGGTGTCTGCGTTGAACATGTTAAATGTTACAAACACTAGATTACCAACACGGTGCCACACACCTGTACCAATCGTCGGGGACAATGTGGATACTGGGAAAGTGTCACTCATGCGGACTGTTAGCACACCGTTGTTACGATCACCAAACTCGATGTTACCCGCAGGTGATAGAGCAAGGCGTTCTTGGAAAGAAACTGAACCAGAAGTGGTCCGTGTAACTCCACCAATACGAATGTACTCTCCGTTAGGCGTACCGAAGTCGTTAGTACCACTAGACATGAAACCCGGCATACTGCCGTAGCCTCGTCCAGATACCGTACCGCGCCCACCTACATACCAGACGCGGTTTACCCGTGCACCGGTATCACCAGAAGCTACAACCAGTGCGGGTGTAACTCGTCCTCGGTGATACGTGAAGTAAACACACTCAGGCTCGTAGTGAGGTGTTACGCCATCTAGAACAGCGTCCGACTTACCGATAGTAAGATCATCTGTACGGTCTACTTCCTCAC